TCATGGCAGACTCAACTGAGTGCAATCCCTCAGGAACTGCAGCAGAATCAGCTAATTCTTGTGCGGGTATAACTCGCCCCACTTCAACAAAAAATCTGTAAAGTCCTCGGGCACGTAAAGATAATCGTGGATCTGTATCTGATTTCATAATCTCCTCCTTGTGGGAGCAGACTCTATAGGGGAGGTACCCTTCTTGGCAACCCGCGTTGAATTCTATCTGGGGTGCCGGTTACAAGGTTTTCAATAATGACCGATGAGGTTAACCCTACAAAAGCTGACGCAAGGATGTAAAAAATTAAGTTCCACCCAATTGGCATAAGAACAAAGCAAGCTATTGTGCTCATAGAGAGGGCTAGTAAGCCTCTCCACTTGCCTAAGGATATTAATAGTTCTTCTATGGCCGTTAATAGACAGGCTGTTGCCCAAGCTGCTACTAAAAGTTCAGTCATAGGGGAAACCTACCTTCTAAACAAAACCTTGTCAAGGTGGAAGACTCGACCGGTTCCTGAAACCGATGGGGTACAGGTTACCTCGATTTTTGCAAACCCAACGCTAGTATTAGCAAAGGTAGCTCTACCGTTTATTGCAGTAGCGGCAGTATTTGCAAAAGTTGCTGCGTATGAAAACGTGTCTGCAGTTACTGCGGTAATTGTTATGTTTCCAATTATGGCGCTATAAGCGCCCTCATTAATACCTACGTATAGTTCTTCTCCTACTGAAAATCCGTGATTTCCAACAGTAGTGATTGTTACTACGTTTGAAGCCACCGCAACAGTATCGATAGTAACTGTCTTAGACCCAGGAGCTACAATATCTAGGTATGCCCATCTGTCGCCCCTATTCAGGGTTATAGTGCTGCTTTTTTCTCTTAAGAAGTTTAGGGCTAAGTCATACCACTTTAGTTTAACTACATACGTTCCGTAGGCGTCTTCGTTTTCTGGACGAACTGCGGCAGAAAGATAATATCCCTTACCCGGCTCTACAGAAATGTAATCGGTTATGGCTCCAAAGGTTCCGGAAGAGCTGGCTCTAACTTTACAATAAGCCGCTCCTTGAACCAAGGTTTCATCAAAGATGCTTCCTCTAGCAATTGTTCTAGTTAGGGATGCGCTTACTCCAGACCAACCATAGGTAGAGTTTTCAAAAGAACCAGAAGGAGCTAAATTGTTTTCAACGTCTGGAAAAGCAATACTTGTTGTTGGAGTCTCAATAGACCAAGTAGATCCTGCAGGCATTACTTTATTAAGAGTAGATTTTAAACGAGCATACTTTTGAGTATATCTATTTGCGTAAAAACTACGACCGCTTCCAACCATGTAGTTATTAGCTACGGCAACAGTTTCTGCAGCATCAGATGGGTTTTGAACAACAGCTGTAGTCGTTTGCGCTGGATCAATATACGGAGTTGGGACTCGTCCGTACTCTGCTTGAACTCCGTCAACATAAAACACTTTTGTACCAGAACCTGCCTCAGATAAAGAAACAGTAATGTCAAACTGTGTTTCACCTGCTACAGCAATTCGTTCAGTGTGTATTCTTACCCAAGTATTTTCTGCAAGTCTAAAGTTACCTGATTTTTGTCCATTAGTGCTTAGTGAATAAAGTCCTGCTGGACCGTAAACGTAAGTAGATACTGCAATATCTTCTCCACCTTTTGCAGCTCCCATAGGAAGTTTTACAGTTGTAGTTGCAGATCCTCCACTAGAAGCAGAAATTTTCATAGAGGTAGTTCCAAATTTTACTGTTCCACCGGTCTGTACTGTTACGGTAGATCCAGAAGCTCCAGTCCATTTTGAAACGTTTTCTAAAGTAGAAATACTCACCATATTAAACTGGTCTTTGCGTTCCCATGAAAGATCGTTTGTAGGGTAGTAAGTAGTAACGTTAGGGTCGCTAAAAGTTATTCCGTTACTTCCACAGAACCAATCTTTAGGACTAGAAGACTGAGTTAAAATAGGATAAGTAATATAAAAGACGTCACCTAATTGAGCGTTATCTATGTACACAGACACTTTTCCTACAGGCTTACCGTAGTCAGGAGTTTCTACAGCCGATACTGCTGTAACTGTTGTTTTAGTAAACGTAGTTGCATTTAACGTAATGCTTTCACTATCAGCAAAATAAGGTTCTTTTTTAAAGAACTTTCCATCAACATCTGTCAATACTGCTGTTTGTTCTTCTTCAGTTTGAGGCGCTGAGAATTCAATACGAGACTTAGCTGTTCTTGCTGGTCCTTTTACAAATACAGAAAAACTATGTGGGCTTCCTGGAACTGTCTGAATCCAGTCAGATACAAAACCTACTCGACCATCTGACAACGCGGTTAGTTTTACTCCGTCTTGTCCTGAAGCAAAGTTTTGGTGTACAACTTCAGCGTTAAAAGGTTCCCAACCGCCAATACCGTTAACAAAGTTTGAATTTGGAATTATATTTGAAAGATCAGGGTTAATGTTTAGTTTTACTAAACGAGCATCTTCATAGGTATACCCAGGAAGTTTAGATATAGGGGATATTTCAGTCGCAGGTAGGGCTCTAAACTGAAGCATATCTAGTACAAACTTATCGCTTGTAGCAGTTGGGGTTATAACTAAGGTTGGTTTTGCATAGGTTGCTCCAGCAGGTGCGGTAAACCCACCTTCTACAGTAGTTGAGATAGATGTAAAGTTTGTCCAAAAACCTATTCCTGCGGTAACTGTTGGTCCAGATGCAGTTGTAGAAATAGATACGCCAGCGTTATCAAACCACTGTATTTTTGCTACAGCAGTATAGTTATTAGTAATTGCACGTATGTAACCTTTAAACACATAGTTTACTCCAGCAGTAACCGGGATCCCGTAAAGAATTGAACTAGTAGAGGCTCCTGGACAACGTAATGTTATGTCACTAGTGCTGCTAGCGGTCACTACTCCTACAGAAGTTGAGCGCAATGGGTACTCTCTGTTAAATAAGTTTGGAACAACGGCAGGAATTGCTTCTCCTAAAGTAGACAACGTATTTGCATACGTGCATACCGCTAGGGTTCCGTTAGTTGCTGACCAACGACCTACTGATTCTTCAAAAGACGAATCGTTGTAATCTAAAAATAGGTTATTTCCGTAGGTAATGTCGCTATCCCAATGTGTTAGGGCAGTGGCATACGTAGTAATTCCTGCTTTAGTACCTTTAGCAGAGTTTACAAAGTTCCCTGTTTTATACAAAGAACGGTGGTAAGTATCTCCTAAAGCAGGCTCGTAGATAAATCCAAGATCGGTAATTTTATTTTTTAATAGGTTAGACGGAACTTTATATGCGTCAAAAGAGTTATACAAAAGCTCAGCCTGTACTTTTATTTTATCGTACTCAAAACCGTAAGCGTCTAAAACAGCTGTAAACTCATTTTCGTTGTAATCTCCAATTGCATCTCCTACGCCCTCTTCCTCATTTAGCCAAGCAGCTGGCAACCAATTTTTAAAATAAGTTTGGGTTTTGTTTTCAATAATAGTGTTTACTTTTGACGTACCGCAGTTTAACCACCCAGATAAGCTACTAAAAATCCATAGCGTGTAAGTTACTTCTCTATTTTCTTCTGAAAGATCTGAGGCAGTATCAATGTAGCTAGTTAGGAAAGTTCCGGTGGTATCAAAAGCAATAGCTTCTCCTGCATAAGCTCCATCAGGAGTACCAGTAAAGTTTTTTGTTAGGCGCCAATGAGTTAACTGCTCTCCAAGAGCAACTGCAGCCGGATCAGCGGTTACAGACTTCCAACGTAAAGAAATAACTCCGTAGTCGTACGCCCAAGCAGTAAGTTGGGAAGAGTAGTAGAGTCGGTCAGCATCGCTTTGACCATACTTAAAACTGGGATTACCATAAATCCCAAACGCATATTTTGCCATATTTTGCTCCTGTTAGGTTACATGCCAGCTAGTAAAAACGGATCAAACCTATTTCCTTTTGCAATAGTCTCAACAGCAGTTACTTTTGAGTTTAGCGTGTTATAGGCTGTACCACCAACATATAGAACGTCGTTATTACCAACTTTTGGAAGGCCGTCAAAATCAACACGAAAATTAAGAGTGTTTGCTGCGTTTCTAGCTTCAAGTAAGTTAGAGGTACCAGCAGCAGTTTTAAGAGCTAACCCAACTGTTCCAGAGGCTGGAGCAATAGAATCTCCACTTTTCTTAAAGTAGGGAGATCCCGTAACTCCACCAACTAATCCGGCCTCAATATTAGCTAGACGAGCAGACAAGTTTGCCCAAGTTGATGACTGAGAAAAGATACCTGAATAGTTAGTTGAAGCAAGAAGAGTAGTTCCCAAGGATACCTGTAGAGCACGTGTCTCGTCTTGAAGGACGTTTACGTGATCAGCAAAGACTGTGTCTACAAGGTCTACCTTTGGGGTAAACGACCTAATTGCTGAAGGGTACTGAGCAACCATTTCTCACCTATTCTATTCTCTTGGTTTATTCTCTAAGATTTTACAGCTACTGTCATGACAAACCACCGCTAACGTTAATAACTAGGTTAGTAGTCTGTAATACTGGGATTTGACCAGAGGTAAGCTGTACACCAGCTGTAGAAGCACT